ATAGACTTAACCAGGATATAGACAAGAAAGACCTATTCCTAGCTAAACGCAGGGCTAAACTCCAACCAGTTAAGGCTGATTGGACATCGAGCTGGATTAAACCGCGATCACCTGCCCTCGAAAACACACAAGACCTTTATCCTCATCAATGACCTCTAACATTTCCGGAGGCAGTAACTTGCCTTCGTAGAATGTCAGCACTACAAAGCCGCTTCGATGGTTTCTAGTACCGTCTTCTGTGTACTCAAATTGAGCGCCCCATACGTCTGCTAGAGAGCCTGTATCGACACCGTAGCGAGTGCCTGTCAGATCAGTCCAAGGAGTGACTTTAAGAGAGTGTAGATGACCGTTGACCGTAGATACACCAGACCGGAGAACAGCGTTATAAGCAGCATGGATTCCGTTATAGTTGCGATGCTTGATCTGAGTGTGGTCATTTACCATCACAGAAGTTGAAAACTTCCAGCGCGGGAAGTGATCCGTTAAGTTCATGCCGTGGATACCCTCAAATTCAGGAGCCTGTGAGGACAGTCTGCTATTCCAACGGATGTCGTGATTACCCCAAGTCCAGTGTAGCTTGGCATTGCCAGCAGCGTCCTCGATCTCACAGATACGATCTCTGCAAGCCTCTAGCTCCTGTTTAACGCTTGGTCTGGCTTCCCATCCTGTTCGTGGATGTCGTGAGATATTAGCCCCGTCAAACGCATCACCGTTCATAATGACCATCTTAGGGTTTAGCTCTTTAACAGCAACCACAAAGGCCCTGTGAGCTGTGGAGATGATGCCAGGCCAGTAGTGAGCATCTGAACCAACGATAACAACGCCTGATTCCAATCCAACATTAACTCTAACGCCGTTAGCTGGCAAAGTTACATTGAAATCAGGGCTGTTTTTAGCAGTAGCAAGCAACTGGACACCTTGCCGCTTTTCGATGTTTCTACGCTTGCGATTAACAAATCTGTGGTTAATGCCTAGAATCTCAGCTACTTTAGTAACTGAGCCGCATGAGTTCCATGCCGCTATGAACTCCTCATCTGTTACTGGGTGAGTCATTATGACACCTGCCTTTTAAATTCACCGCACCATTCACTTTTTCCGGTAATTGGGAATAAACTCTCAAAATCATCGTCGCCAAGAAAGAACATAGATGGGGGATAGCGTCTGCAAAACCCGACATCATCATTCTTCTCACGATCAAAGAAAGCGCATGATTGGCACATCGGCATACAGTCTTGAGGTATCTTTTTAGTAACCATTATCCGCACTTTACTTTCTCTAGTTTCTCAAGTTTGTCTTGTAACTCTTTGATTTTACTATTAGAGTAGTTTATGCGTATTTCAAGCTGATTAAATTGCTCAATAGTTCTATAAACTTCTTCTTGAGATAGAAGCAAATTACCGTCTGCGTCTTGAGTTGCTGAATATACCGAAACTGATATAACTAACAAAAGACCTGCAATAATTTGTTTCATGATGACTCCTAAGATATGTAGATTTTCATTTCGTCTTTGCGTCTATTCACCAACCCTTTAAGAACTTTACCGCCACCTTTTGTATATTTCATAAACTCAGCAGCAGCACCATCAAACTCACCACGGTTGTGTTTTTGGCGCAACGTACTACGCTGCAATGTACCTAGCCCTACATTAAAGCTAAAAGAGACGAGAGCATCGAATTGCCCTTGAGTAAGAGAATTAGGGCAATAACGTAGTACGCCTCGCTCAAAACGCTGCAAGTCTGCTTTAAGAATCGCATCTACCTCATCCTTAGTAAACTGTCTAAAGTCCTCAACACGCAGCCCAATAGAGCCTCTTTGAGCCACTGGTAATAGTCCCTGTTTGGGATATAAAACGTGGCCTACACCGACAGTCCATAGACCAGCAGGGCAAAGATATGGCTTATATCTAACACCCTCATGATGAATTATGGTTTTAAGTGCCTTGTCGCTTACTTTCATTTCTTGCTAAACGCCTGTGTACCAAACCAGAAACTTATAACAGAAGCCCAAATCGTTTGCGTGTCGTCATCCCAAACTAGCGCCATCATCTCCTTAAACGGAGCATCTTGCGTCCAGGCATACCAAACACCAGCAATGTCAATAGCAACTAGCAATAAAAATAGACCGTAAGTAATCGTAGGACGCACCATAGCGCGAGCATTAACAACCCACTGCGATGCACCCTTACCAATCTCAATGTCGTGAGAATACAACGCTATGCGCTCATCTGCTTGCGTCTGGATGCCTATCTGCTCTGTCTTAATATCCTCAATGTGCGCTTGAGCCTCAAAGCCTTTATTAGCCATCTCTAGCTGCTGTGCCATCTGCAATTGAGCAAGTGCTAACTCATGCTTCTTGTCTTGTTTGTCTTGGAAGAAATCCAGTAACTTTGGTAGGCCACCAGATAGAAAAGAGATTAGCGTAGTAATTAAGGTCATCATTAGTCTTTACCCCCGTTTTTAAACATCCACCATATTGCATACATTACGAAACTACTAATAGAAACGCCTAGCACTACAGCTAACCATTCCTGAATATTCTGTATTTTTTGCTCTTTCTTGCGACGTATTTCAGCCAGACGCATACGTTCCTCACGCTCTGCATCTTCGATCTCTTGTTTTCGTTCTAGGATAATTGCATCTCGACGATGACACATCTCGTCGTATAGACCTGACTCCTGGCTACCGTAGATTAGAGCCTCTTTAAGCTCTTTCTCTAGCCGGATCATCTCTCTATGTGCAAAGGTAGCTTCTAACGCCTCTGCGGTAGCGCTACGCTGTGGCTTGCCTTCTTTAGCAGCCTGTATCTTCTGTTTCTTTTGCTCGATGACAGCAAGCTCTACTTCTGTTTGCTTATCGAAAAAGGTAGCTATGTCGTGATAGCAGTCTTGAATTTCGTGACCTAAAGAGATTAACTCTTTAACTCCGGCTACAGCAGTCTTAGCGATAGCAACCGCTGCGCCGATAGTCAAAGGGTCCACGTTAATCTCCGAATATTTTTTTAACGCTTAAAGTAATAACGGAGCCAAGTGCGCCAGCAGCAAAGATGACCGTATATAGACCACCTTTACCTTGATTAAGCATAGCAGTTACGTCAGCCATCTCTTTGCGAAGTAAGTGTATCTCAGCCGTTAATGTCTTAACATCTGCTTGCAATGCGCCAAATTCCTGTGGATTGATGTCTGACATAGTTATACCCACCAAACATTAATTTGACCTCTACCACCTGTAAAGGCTCCTGTACTACCAGCACCACATCCAGCACCACCGCCAGGTATCGCACCATTACCACCAGTAATTCCAGAAAATCCAGAGCCGCCTCTCGGTGCTGATCCACCTACTGCATAAGCGGTAGTATAAACATTTGCTGACATTGATGACCCATTACCACCAACTATGTTAATAGTTCCACCAGATGCTGATCCACCAGTTGCGTTTGCACTACCATACTGTCCACCACCAGCAGTAAATGTAGAGAATGTAGTGTCATTTCCAGAACCACCAGGACTTGATGGGGGTGGCACACCAACTACCCCACCAGCTCCAACTACTCCAGTTATCGTACTACCAGGAGTTGTATTAATCCAACCTGCTACATAACCACCAGCTCCTGCTCCTTGAGCTTGTGATGCTGAACCACCACCACCCCAACATTCAGCATAAATGCGATACACACCAGCAGGTACGGTAAATGTATTAGAGCCAGATGTATAAACAACAGAATTAGAACCAGCTAAACGACTAAGAAGAAACGCAGTGCCAGTAGATTGAATTAGCCAAATATCACCAGGATTACATACAGCAGTAGTTGCGTCACCAATAAGCTCAGAGCTATTAGGATCAATTGTAACTACACCAGTGCCAGTATTTCTATAATAACAATACCAACCAGCAGCTAAACCTGAAACAGCAGATATTGTCTGCGTAAAAGTTCCACTGGTTACATTAATTAATGTACTGTTATCAGACGACCCTAATATTGTATTAGATGTTCTGCTTGAAACAACTAATGAAATACTAGGTGTGACTGCTGTGCTAATCCATGTTGATCCATTTGATTGCAGGAAGTTACCGCTAGTGCCAGGAGTAGTTAATCCAGTGCCGCCATTTGTTGCTGGTATTAGTTCCCCATTAACCACAAAAGCACCTGCGGAGCCTGTGTTAACACCTAAAGCAGTAACTACGCCTGTGCCAGTAGTAACTGTAGCAGGAGCAGCGCCAGCACCACCACCAACGACAATAGCGTTTGCAGTTAATGCACTAGATGATGTCCAAGTTGAGCCACTACTAAAATATGGAACACCGCCAGACGTACCTGCAACAGTAAGCGCAGGAGTAGTTGTCGCTGTAGCTACAGATACGATACCGCCTGTCCAGCCTACAGTTGAAACGCAATTTCCAAATGACAATGTGCCAGCGCCATCTGTTTTAATAGCTTGGCTGCTTGTGCCATCAGCCGTAGGCATTGTCAGCGTATAGTTTGCAGCTAACGTAGTAGGTGCTTGCAATGCAACATAGTTAGATGAGTCAGCATCTGATAGTCTGACATCACCTTGAGCCAAAACAGTAAGATTACCGCCAACAGTAAAGCTATCGCCGTCTGTACCTGACTGCTGATTCTTGAGTTGCGACATAAGCTCACGAATAGCGTTGTTAATGCCACTAGGAGCGCATCCCTCTGCAATGTTAATACTGTCAATGTCAGTATTTAACGCAGGGTCTGTGTCGAATTCACTAATCTTTGTCTTTGCCATTATTGACCACCATAAATTTGTTGGAGTTCTTCAGAACTAATCTGTGGAGAAAGCAGACCACGAGTTGCGGTAATAGCAGGATAAGGCGAGGCTGGTGGCTTAGTCATTACACCGGAGCGCATCATGTTAGCCAAATCCTCGACACTTCCTTGTCTCATTTTAGTCGCTGCTATTCTTGATAAAGTAGCACCAGCAGCTATTGGCAGACCGATAGTAGGCTCATATACTGCTGCGCCACCAGAAAACATACTACTTACTGGGCCAGTAGGAGCAAACCTACCAAAGAATTTAAGAAGGTTTTGAGTATTGCCGCCTTTAGCAGCAGCCTTAATTGCATCTCTTTCACCAGCGGTAAACAAGCGCATCTTCTTATCGTTTTTAGCTAACTGGCGCAATTGCTGTGCAAGTGAATTTTCAGAGCCAGATGCCGTAAACTTACTAACGTCTAATTGAGCGTTCTCAAGCATCTTTTCAAATACTTCACCCTTCATTAGCTTTGAGTATTCACCTCGTGCTTGTTTCCATGCTTCAGCGCCACTTTTAGCGTCACCAGCCATAACATCTTTATCTGGTGCATTTAATACATAATCATCAAACTTATCTTTTAAGATAGTGGCAATGCGCTTTTCAGCAGGATCAATACTAGCTTGTGCATTTGTAATGATCTTACGTAAAGCCTGTAACTCAACAAAATCCTTTGGTCTAGGATTAAGCGTCAATTCTTTGATAGCTGCTTCAACTTTAGGATAAGCAGTAGGCGTGTAACCTTCATTACGAAGATCAACAGATATATCACCCATCTGCTTGTTAAATCTAAAAGGATTTAAAGCAATGCCAGATTCTTCAGCGCGTCTAAATGCGGCATTAGATTGAACTGCCAATTGCTCTCTTGATACACCGCCAGGAACCTTTACGCCAACACCAAATGGAGCGCCTACAGCAGCACCAGCAAGTTGACCAGCAACAGGGCCAAAAGACTCACCAGTAGCTTGAGCAGCCATAGCCGCAGGAGCAGCCGCAGCCAATTGACGACCAGGTTGTTGCGCTAATGTTCCAGCCATACCCCTACCAAACTCTGTAGCAGCAGTCTTAGCGACGCTTGGCAATGCAGCCAATTGACCAGCAGTACCAGTTAAAGCACCACCAGCAGCTTGAATTGCTCGCTCACTAGTATTTTGTGCAACAGGAAAACCTAACTTTGTAAGCAATCCCTCAACCGCACCAGATGGTGATGGTATCTGCATACCTTTAGGTAGAACTATATTTGCGCCTTGTGTAGCCATTTCAGCTAATGGCAATGCAAGTCCACCAGCAACCGCACCTATAGGGCCACCAGCCAAGAATCCAGCTCCAGCACCAGCAGCAACAGGCGCAGCGCCTCTAGCGGCCAAACCAGCTCCACGAGTGAAGTCTTGCATAGGAGTAGTTTGCTGTGGCGTAGATACTTTTTGAATAGCCGCAACAATCTGCTCATCTGACATTGAATCAGGGAACTCAACTAATCCTTGACCTGGCACATCAATTACTTTTGCCATTATTCAAGTCTCCCTGTCGCAGGATTATATTTTCTTACGCCAGTAGGAGCAGATGGTGCTGCTGGAGCTTGCTGCTCTAGCGAATAAAAGTCAGCGAGATCAGCAGTATCAGGACGATTACGCAATCTTCCTAAGTTTTTCTCATGTGCTTTAATCTTAAATTGCGATGTTTTCTCAAGAGCATTAAGCAGAGCCAATACTTCAGGCTGTGTAAATGTCTGCAAGTCACCAGCAGCAGCACGCTTAATCAAACCACGCTCATTTTCAGTAATTGCGCCTTGACCTTTCATTGCTTGTGCAGCAGACAACTCAAGATTTGCAAGACCTTGCATAGCAACAGCGGTATTTTTAAGTTTTTCGCTATTATCTTTACCAGTTACCCCAAGACTTGTAGCTAATTGATCTACTACTCTAGGAACACTACTCAATGGGCCTGCATATACACCAGATTGAATCAATGGGCGAATATTCTGAATCGCACTAAGAGTTGATTGAGCGCCTTGTGCAGCAGAAAATGTATTGCCTACTGATTCAGCAACACCTTTACCAAACTCAGTACCAAATGCCTTACCTGTGCTAACGCTTACATTAGTTGCACCAGCTTTGCGTTTAGCAATTTCACGCTTATCCATCTCATCCGTTAATTCACCAAGTTGCTGCGGATTAAGTGAATTAAATGGAACATTTGGAAACATTTTTCCAGCAATCCTGACAGATTCTTTAGTGTAATCACGCTGACTATTTTTAAATTCATAATCAGCTTTTTGAATATCTTTCAGACCATCCTGCAAGTCTTTTGCCGTAATCTGACCTGTCTCAGCAAGACGTTGTAAGTTATTAACTTGTGGCAATAGATCAGGAGATACCGCATTTTTAATGCCATTAAAATCAAATTCAGACACACTTTCTTTCATTAATTGCTTTTGAAGTGCAGCAATTTGATCTAAGTTACTCTTAATGGCATTTTGTGCAGTCGTACCTGGCAATCCAGTAAGACGCTGATTAGCTGTATATAGTCTATTTATCTCTGTTTCTACTTTAGACCTTGTTGCCGTAACTGGCACTACTGGTAACGCTTTTCCATCTAGTTGCGGTGGAGGCTCAACCATAGACGTTACTGCGCCTGGTGCTTGTGGAGCTTGTTGTTGTGGAGCTTGCGGTTGATATGCTTGGCTAACAGCCATGTTTTCATTAATCCATGCCAAAGTCTTAGCAGGATCAGCACGCAAAGAAGCAATCAATGCAGGATTATTCCGAACCTCTGGCATTTGCATAACTTTAGCAACGTCAGCGCGTAATGATGCAGCTTGATCTTGAGCAATCTTAGTTTGTGCTAATTGTTGTTGCATCTGATAATTAGTCAAACCTTGCTGAATAGCACCCTGTGAGGCTTGCATACCACCACTAAGAGCGCCAGCGATGTTTTGTGCAGCAGTAGTGCCTCGAGTACCCATACCGCCTAGCAAGCCGATAGCAGCGCCTAACAAGCCTTGATTAGTCGATCTCTTTTGCAGCGCTTGTGTCTCAGCAGGGCCAAGTAATCCCTCGTAGTAAGTAGGAACCGCGCCAAAGATATTCTGTGCAAATCCAGTCAACCCAGAAGGTTGTGATGATGGAAAAGTACTATAAAGCTCATCAAGTTCTTGTTGAGTTGCCATAATTATCCTAACAGTGAAGTGCGACGCTGCATCTGTGGTGGCTTTTGGCTAAGTAAGCTCATAAAGTCTACAGGAGCGAATTGACCGCTTTGAATTGGTGGTGCTTGCAATACTTTAGGTGGTGGTGGAGGCTGCATCATTCCACCAGCAGCTTGTTTAGCCACGCTAGTTAATGCAGGATTCTCAGACATCAATCCTTGAATATTTTGACCTGTGTTAATAGCAGACTGCATCATTGTTGGCGCTTGTGGCCCCATAAATGTCTGTGGGCCAACAAATGCAGGATTAGCTGATGACAAAGCAGCAGGGAACGCTTGAGTAGGAATAATATTTGCAGCAGCAGCATTTCCAGCCGTACTTAACAAACTATTTCCTGCTAGTGCAGCATTAGTTCCTGCTGTAATTAGTGGATTAGCGCCTACTGCGCCCATAGTGCCAAGCGCACCTGCACCTGCACCCATAGCGGCAGTAGTAGCACCAGCAGCACCAGCAGCGCCAGCAGCACCCATAGCACCCATAGTGAAAGGAGTCGCAGCAGCAACAGCAGCAGGAGCGCTCATTGCAGAACCGACAGCAGCTAGTGTAATTGGATCAGCCATAATATTCCTTATTTACGAATGTAGTCCTGATAACTAGGCCCCATGCTGGTTTGTGTAGTTCTACCAGCAGCGGCAGCTTTTTCAGCTTCTGTTTGAGGCGCAACGTATTCTTTAGTGATACCACCACGCGGCAAACCAGTGATAAACGCACCGTAGTTTTGTAGTGTTTGATACGGGAGATTAGCTGTATAGTCATAGCGAGCTTTATCAGCAGCCTGTTGAGCCGCTGTGTAGCCTTCTTGAGCTTGACCAACAGCCATTAATCTATCAAGATCAGCATAGTCAGCAGCAGCAAGACCAGGAGCCATGCCAGCAGCAGACAAACGTGTAGCTATATCCTCGCCTCTTACGCCTTGAGCGCCAGCTAATGCAGCCATTTGGTTAGCATAGTCACTCTGGTACACATTCTGACCTGCTTGAGTTGCACCCATTTGATTAGCAAAGTCTTGCTGGTACACGTTTTGACCTGCTTGAGCCGCAGCCATACGATTAGCAAGATCAGAGCCGTAAACACCTTGAGCTGCTTGTGTAGCACTCATCTGGTTAGCGTAGGCTTGCTGTGCCGCAGTGCCAAGACCTTGAGCGCCTGTGAGTTGATTGACAAAGCCTTGTTGCGACAGACCACCGAGAGATTGCAGTGCTTGTTCTTGCAAACCACGCTCTTGCTGGTAGTTTTGCAGGTACGCTTGTTGATTCTGTTCAGCTAAAGCCCTAGCCGCAGAGTCAGTCATCTTGCCAGCTAATTGTTGCTCTGCACCAGAACCATAACGACCAGCCATTGATGTTTTGCTTTGCAGACCACGGATACCTTCTTGCAGAGATTCAGCCGTTAGACGATTAGCCTGGCCTAATGCACCCTCAAGGTAAGGA